TGATGAAAGAACTAAACGATACGACAATTACATTGTTTTGGTACGTTCTGTTATTTTCTTTTCTTATCTCATTACTAACTGTTTTATTATTGCGGGGGTGATCCGACATTGGAATTAAAAGATTGGTTAAACTCTATCAACTTCAATAAGGAAGATTTAACTTCTGAGGATCCAGAGTGTATCAAGGAATATCCTTCCTATATTGTGAATAGATGTCTCAGTGGGCATCTTGATACAGTGCTTTATGCAAACGAAATGAATAAGCATCCTAACCTTGATAAGGATATGCAATATCAATTTTTTCTAAATAGTCTGAGGAAACGGAAGAGATTCTCACCCTGGCTAAGAAAGGATAAAGTTGATAACCTTAATATCATTAAAAAATATTATGGTTATAGCAACGAAAAGGCACTACAGGCTTTAAGACTTCTGACTCAACAACAACTGGATTACATTAAAAAGCGACTTGACACTGGAGGGATGAGATGAGTACTGTGAAAGAGCCTGAGGTTAATTGGAATCAGGAAATGATGGTAGAGGTTCAACTAGGTGAACCTGATGATTTTCTTAAAGTTAGAGAAACTCTTACTAGAATTGGTGTAGCTTCACGCAAGGAAAAGAAGTTATATCAATCATGTCATATCTTACATAAGCAAGGAAGATATTATATTGTACATTTCAAAGAATTATTTGCGTTAGATGGGAAACACGCTAACCTTACTTCTAACGACGTTCAGCGTCGCAACCGTATTACTCAGTTGCTTTCTGATTGGGGTCTCATAGAAGTTGTTAATGCAGAATCTATTGGTGATATTGCACCATTAAATCAGATTAAAGTTCTTTCATTTAAAGAGAAAGATGAGTGGTCATTAGAAACCAAGTACAACATAGGTAAGAAGAAAACTACTGAAACTAAGTAATTGAAAAAATTTATTTTTGATGTGGATGGGACTCTTACTCCCAGTCGCAAAAAGATCGAGCACGAATTCTGGGCTCCCTTTCTTATATTCTGCCGTCATAATGATGTCTATCTTGTCACTGGTAGTGATAGACAAAAGACCCTAGAACAATTGGGGTTGGATATATGTTACACAGCTAAAAGAGTATATAATTGCTCTGGTAGTGATGTATATGAAAGAAATGTAAATGTTTATAGGAATGATTGGGAACTTCCAAAGGAGGTTGAAGAATCTTTGTTGGATGAATTGAATGACAGTAAGTTCCCTTTACGTAATGGGAATCATATTGAGAGAAGACCTGGTGGAGTTAACTTTAGTATTCTGGGTAGAGATGAAGATCCAATGTTAGGTAGGAAGGAATATATGGAATGGAATGAGAAAACCAATGAAAGAGTAGAAATAGCATCTAGACTTAGAGAAAAATTTCCTGATCTATCAGTTGCACTTGGAGGACAAACAGGTATTGATATAGGGCCTCTGGGTAGTGATAAGAGTCAAATACTAAGGGATTTTGATAAAGGTGATGAACTTCATTTCTTTGGTGATAGGGTAGAAAAAGGTGGTAATGACCACACCTTAGCAATGGCAATAGTAGAAAATATGATGGGAGTTGCTTATAATGTTAAAGACTATACGGAAACCAGAACCATATTAGAGGGTTTCCCACATGACTAAATTTGTATATGTGTTATAATTAATAGTGTCGCCGTAAGGGACACTTCACACTCGCTTTTAAAGGAGAACCATGACTAACCTAGTAAGGTATCGTTCTGCTGATCTTCCAGAATTAATGGATAAGATCATGCGTAATAGTATAGGTATTAATGATGATTACCTAGACAAATTTTTTAACGTATCGCACACCTCAAATTATCCACCATTTAATTTAATCCAAGTAAATAATGTCGAATCGAAACTGGAAGTCGCCCTCGCAGGGTTCAAGAAAGATGACATCCAAGTCTATACGGAGTATGGAAAATTATTTGTGGAAGGCAAGAAAGAAACTAAGGAAACAGATGGAGAATTTGTCCACAGGGGATTGGCCCAACGTTCATTTGAACGACAATGGACGCTCGCAGACGATACGGAGGTTAGATCCGTCAGCTTTACCGATGGACTCCTCACCGTGGACTTAGCAAAAATAATACCAGAAAAACATACTCGAAAAGAGTTTGAGTTTTAATACATAGGAGGGGTTGCATCCCCTCCTTTTTTATGTTACAATAATTTTATGACAGTTAAACTAGCACTACTAAAGTCTGGAGAAGATGTCATTGCCGACTGGCGTGAGATCGTTCTTGAAGGCGAAGACAAGGTTGCAGCATATCTTGCTTGTTATCCTTATTCTGTAAAGATTAAGGATGGGGAAGATTCATCAAAACTTGCTCTTTCTTATTATCCTTGGATGCCTTTATCTAAAGATACTGAGATAGCAGTAGACCCCACTTGGGTTGTAACATTAGTAGACCCAGTTGATGAAGTAAAAACAACCTATGAGGAAAAAGTCAATGTCATCAAAGAAAGACGCACAAATAGTAATCCTCCTAACAGGAGTGACTCTGATAGCAACGATTGAAGAAGTGGGTGCTGCAGTTCCAGGAGAACCTGATTGTAAGTTGGTTGAACCTTATGTGGTTACACCTGATGGTACTGTAGAGCCTTGGTTACTTAATGTTACAAATCAGAACGAAGTGATGATATCATCTGATAAAATACTAACCTTGGTTGATCCCAAGACTACTCTCCTAGCAAAATACGAAGCAGTATTTGATTAATGCGTTTTTATACTAACGTTCAACTTGTTGGTAACCAGTTCCTTGTTCGTGGATACGATAATGGGAAAAGGTTTACTGATAGGGAAGAATGGCGACCTACTCTTTTTGTTGATTCAAAAAGAAAAACTAAGTACCAAACCTTAGAAGGTAAGTATGTCGAACCTATCCAACCAGGTTATGTTCGTGATTGTCGTGAGTTTTACAAGAAGTATCAGGACGTAGAAGGATTTAATATTTACGGCAATGAAAGGTATATCTATCAATATATTTCAGAGAAGTATCCTCAAGATGAGATTAAGTTTGATATCTCAAAGATACAGTTAGTCACTCTTGATATTGAGACCACAGCAGAGGAAGGATTTCCTGATGTACATTCTTGTATAGAGGAACTTCTTACTATTACCTTACAGGATTATTCAACTAAGAGGATCATAACATGGGGTGTTAAACCATTTAAGGTAAAGCAAGATAATCATAATTATATTCAATGTGATTCTGAGTTTGATTTACTCAATAAGTTTATTGAGTGGTGGATGCAGTATACGCCAGAAGTTGTAACTGGATGGAACATTCAGTTGTTTGATATACCATATATTCAAGGCCGTATTAAAAGGGTGTTGGGTGAGAAGTTGATGAAGAGATTGTCTCCTTGGGGACTTGTGAGTGAGGGGGAAATTTATATTAAGGGTAGAAGGCACATATCAATTGATATTGGTGGTGTGACACAATTAGATTATCTTGACTTGTATAAGAAGTTTACCTATACTAATAGAGAATCTTATCGTTTGGATTATATTGCAGAAGTAGAACTAGGGCAAAAGAAATTAGATCACTCTGAGTTTGATACTTTCAAAGATTTCTATAGTGGGAATTGGCAGAAGTTTGTTGAGTACAACGTCATCGACGTGGAACTGGTTGACAGACTTGAGGATAAGATGAAGTTGATTGAACTTGCCCTCACTATGGCATATGATGCAAAGGTAAATTTCACTGATGTGTTCTATCAAGTTAGGACTTGGGATTCTATAATTTATAACTACTTAAAAAAGAGGAACATTGTCATTCCTCCTAAAAAAAGTGTTGACAAAACCGACAAATACGCAGGTGCTTATGTCAAGGAACCGAAACCAGGAAGCTATGATTGGGTGGTTAGTTTTGACCTCAATAGTCTGTATCCTCACCTTATTATGCAATACAACATTTCCCCAGAGACCCTCAGGGAAACTCGACATCCCAGTTCGAGCGTTGAAAGGCTCTTAAGAAAGGAGTGTGAGATTGATGGAGATTATGCAGTTTGTGCGAATGGAGCACAATATAGGAAAGATGTGCGTGGGTTCCTTCCTGAACTCATGGAGAAGATTTACAATGAGAGGGTCGTCTTTAAAAAGAGGATGCTTACTGCCAGGCAGGAGTATGAGAATGCTCCCAGTAAGAAGTTGGAGAAGGAGATTGCCAGATGTAATAATATTCAGATGGCGAAGAAGATACAACTTAATTCTGCTTATGGTGCTATCGGCAATAATTACTTCAGGTATTACAAATTAGAAAACGCAGAAGCGATTACTTTATCAGGGCAGTTCTCTATTCGATGGATAGAAGGTAAGATGAATGCCTATCTAAATAAATTGCTTAAGACTGATAACAGAGATTATGTCATCGCTTCTGACACTGATTCCATATATCTCAATCTGGGACATCTTGTTCAGACTATCTTTGGTCAAGACAAGGATGTTGATAAGACAAAAATTGTTAACTTTCTGGATAAAGCGTGTCAGGAGCAATTTGAACCGTTCATTGAAAAGTCGTATGCTGAACTTGCGTCTTATGTGAATGCCTATGAGCAGAAGATGTTCATGAAGCGAGAGAACATCGCTGATAGGGGCATTTGGACTGCTAAAAAAAGATACATCCTTAACGTTTGGGATAGTGAAGGAGTTCGTTATGAGAATCCTAAACTGAAAGTGATGGGGATTGAAGCTGTTAAGTCTTCAACCCCTGCACCTTGTCGTCAAATGTTGAAGGATGCATTTAATAAGATCATGACAGGAACTGAAGATGATATCATTAAGTTTATTGATGATTGTCGTAATAAGTTCAGTTCTATGCCACCAGAAGACATTGCTTTTCCACGTTCAGTTTCTGATGTGGACAAGTATAAAAGTGTTAATTCAATTTATGAGAAGGGTACTCCGATCCATTGCCGAGGTTCACTTCTTTATAATTATTATGTCAAAAAGAATAAGTTGGATCATAAGTATTCACTTATTCAGAATGGTGAAAAGATTAAGTTCTGCTATCTTGTTAAGCCTAATCCAATCCATGAAAATGTGATATCATTTATTCAGGACTTCCCCAAGGAATTGGGGCTGGACAAATATATCGATTATGACTTACAATTCAATAAGTCATTCTTGGAACCTTTAAAGATTATACTCGACTCTATTGGGTGGAGTAGTGAGAAAACTGCAAATCTCGAATCCTTTTTTACTTAGATGGAATTACCTATCAACGACAAAGATTTAGCAACAATAGTCAATGCATTAGCATTGGGTGGAGATACTAGACTCTACCATTTATTACGGGAGGTAAAAAATGACAGAAAACTTAAAGAGGAGATAGCATTATGATTTTTCTATCAAAACCATCAGTTTACAATCTACCTGGTACATGGGAAAAGCAACCTGATGCTTTAATCCCTCACTTAAATCTTACTCCTGATCAAGGATTGATATTGTTCTTTGGTTTACTGGTTCTGGGTTTAGTTGCTTATGGACTTTATCTTACAGTAGGAGCAGGTAAGAAAGAATTAAGAGATCCTATTGATGAACATGCTAAAATGCATGAACTAGGTATTGCACATGGTCATGGTGGTAACAAAGAGGCATATGAAATGTCTGGTAAACTATCCCACAAACATGAGGATTGATGTTTTTTGAAAAAGTGAGTTTGGTTACTGGTGGGTTTGATCCAATCCACAGTGGACATATATCATACTTTAAGAG